ATAATAAATAATAAATAATAAATAATGAAAAATATAATTGACGAATTAGATTCAATAAAGGAATTATGTAAATTACTGAAAAAAATACCTTCGATAGAAAAAAAATATATATTCTGTTATATGAATCATGAGCGAGTAAGTAAACGCATATCTTTTTATAATTGGAAATCTTATAATAAAAAACTTTAATTAGATAGATTTTAATTATGTTTATTCCAAATATCATGGCAGAAAGTTTTAATACCGCCATCATTTTTGGATCCCCAAGCTATAAATCTTTGGATACCGGAAGCATTTTTAAAAAAAGATACAAATTCAATATATATATTATCTTCGTCTTTAAAATCATTTAGATTTTTAGGAATATTAATATAAATACCATTTTTGAATTTAAGCTGATAATATTTATCAATATCATTGTTTGATATTGATATAAAATAATTGTGATCAGCACTCCATGTCAATTGATTATAATATGTATTATTCAATATATTTTGTATTCTATAATTACCTTTCCAATTATTTTTTAAAATAATATAATTAATTGTAGTATTGTTATCAAATTCATGTATATCATTATTGGTAGTATAATTTATTTTTTCTAAATTATATAATTTATATAAATTAATCAGGTCAATTTTATTATTAATATTAATAGAATTATTAATAATATTTTCTTTTTTAAGTATAAACTCTTTTAAATTACCATTGATACCATCATAAGAAATATACATTCCTGTTCTGATATCATTATTATAAATATATTTATCAGTTAACCAAACATTAAATGATATAGTATAATTAGTATTATTGATATTATTTTTATCAAAAAGTTTATTTACAATATCATTTTTAGGAATATAAGGACTACATGTAACGCTGCAATGATTAGGTCTTACAACAAGTGTTCTTAATATATCAGCATATTTATTAAGTTTATCATAACTCCTTGTATGTTTTAACTTAATAATTCTATTAGAATATAGATGTTCGTTCTTATAATATTCTTTATAATTATCAAAAGTCCTTTTATTTTTAACGTAATAAGGTGGTAATATAATAGTATCATTAATTATTTTAGAATTTTTAATTTTATTATTTTTACAAATATAATTAGTTAAAACAATATTATTATTCCAAGAATCAGGGTCAGCAATAATATCATTTCTAGTTTTGATAAAATCTATATTATTATAGTAATACCATTTGCCGATATAATTAGCTTCTTTATTATTAAAAGGGAAAAGCTTATTATTCCAGTTCCATTTGTTGTCAACGTAATTAAAAGTTTGTCTTATAGGATATATAACAGAGTAAAGATTAAATGATATAACATAATTTATATAAAATAATAATAATAAACTTTTCATATTAATAATAATATATTTAAATATTTAAATAATAATATTCAATTTATTTTGGATTAATTATCAATAATATTTATAATAATAATTTTAATACTATGGGTATCATAAAATAATTTAAACATATAATAATATTATTACATTATCTAGATGTTGAGATTTTTATCAAAACCTTTTAAAAGATGGGCATTTAACAGAGCTAAAATATATACAAATTATTATATAAAAAAATATAATAGAAAATATATAATTAAATATCTAAATAAGCAAAAAAAAATAGCAGAATTGAAAAAAAATAAAAACATTGTATTACTTGCTGATAAGATAAATGATATAGATTTATTAAAAAGCATTGAAAATAAATTAGAAATTAACGCACAAAAGGATGATATATTATTTATAATAAATGCGCACTTAATAAATACATCAAATATATGTGAAATATATGACTATATATTTATTTTTGATTTTTTAAATTATATTATCAATTTAAATAGTATTAATAAAAAGGATATAGGATTGGACCATTCAAAGGTAAGAGAATATTGGTTAAAACGTGGACCCCGAATATTTATTACATCAATAATATTTGTGGTAACAAATTATTTACTATATACACAATTAAAAGAGATAGATAGCAAAACTAATATTTATTTAATATCAATAAATATATTAACACTAATATTATCTTTCTATATGTTATATTATAGATTACCAGATAGTATAGAATCAGCGATAGCAAGAACGACACATGATTACTATGTAAAATATAAGAAAGGATTAAAATCGATAGTATAAAATTTAATTAAAAGATAGTAATAATAATCCAACAGAAGTTAATATAATACCAGCTATACCTCTTTCAGATATATAAATTGTGTTTTTATTTTGATAGTATTGGTTATAATAATAGCTATAAATTAAAATTATCATAATTTCCAATGAAACGAAAGCTCTAAAATATGCTGGATTTGGACATACTTTTATAATATGATAACTTAATAATATTAAGAAAAATACAATTAATGCATAAATATAATATTTGGGTTTATATAATTCAACACAATGTTGTGTATAAAATGATAAAAAATATGCTATACATAATATACCAACCAAAATATTAACAATGATAGGGAAAATGTATTTTGGCGTATCGTCAACTTTTAAAAACATGATTAAAGAAGCTGACATTATACTTCTAATAATTGCCAAAGGTACCCAATACATAAGTAAGGTGGTCTATATAAATGTAATAAAATAATAAAAGATTAAATATATAATATCAAATCTGTGATAACTATTAATAATTGCTGAAACGATGACAATGTGTAAAGTAGATAGACTACAATTATAATTCAATTATTGGTAATATGATATAGGGAAACAGTAGCAATTAATTAATATTAAGTGCTTCTTTAATTTTGATAATATCAGTTTTAATTTGTTGATTTTCGTTTTTAAGTATTTCATTTTCTTTTTTTAATTCACTAACTTGTTTATTTAAATCTTTTATTGCTTCTACAAATACTGGTGCAAGTTTTTCATAACAAACAGTTAAGTAGTTATTACCGGATTTAGATATCATATCACCATTTTTATTTTTCATAGTATCAAATGGGGCTAATTTAACAAGTTCTGGTAAAACCTTTTGAACATCTTGTGCACTTAAACCAATATTTCTTTCATTTGTAAAACCGTTTTCAACGGCTAATTCATTTGCTTTATAATAATATCCTTTTAAATCGTCAATTATATCAAGGGGATTATCAATATTGCCAATAAATTCTTTCAATCTTTTATCAGAGTAATATGCTGTAATGAATCCTGTTGCGATAACATTACCGATAACATGTAATTTTTCAGCAGGTTCAATAGATGTTCCACCAGTTATTTCATTAAAATCTAATAATTCGCTTCTACCAATACCAAGATTACCATCTTTATTTATGCGAAAATGTGTTTGAGCAGCTTTTTGAAAATTAACTATACTACCAGCGATTGTATCATCAGTGGAATCACTGTATGTTTGATTGACGATTAAAATACTTTCTGTATGGGCTCTTTGTAATTTCAGAGAACTAAAATTAATATAACTATCAGAGTTATCAAGTGTAAATGAACCTTTGACAATCAAATCATTATTTAGAATTACGGGACTATCAAATGTAAAGCGAAAATTTTCTGGTGTTGCTGAAATAAAAAACTCTTTATCTTGTGATCCACTATCTAAAACAATATCTCTAAGTGAGAAAAACTTATTATACCAACCACCATTTTGTGTTTGCTGTTCGTCAATAATTTCAGGAATAGCAATATTATCTAATGTAAAAGTATTTAATCTATCGGATATTATATTAGAATTATTTTCAATAACATTTATTCCATCAACTCTAAATACACCATTAGAAGTATTTATATCACCATTAACATCTAATCTAAAATCAGTATTAGGAATATAGCCAATACCTACACAATGTGTAGGTTCAGGAGTTTCCGAGGGATACCAAATTTTATTATCCTCTTTTGCCCATTTAGAAGAACCTTGTGTAGCTAATACTAATTGATTAGTATCATTAAATTTAAAATCACCTTCAAAAACTTTTAACATACCTTTTATGTTTGAAGATGCGGATGGGAAACTATCAAAATCGTCAAATTTTAATGGCACACCATCAATTATGATATTACTCCCAGCAGGTAATATAATATTACCAGTTACTTCAAATGAATTATCACTATTATTCCATAATAATGATTTTGTTTGAGCAATACTATATTGATTATCTCCAAAGAAATTTCCAACTAATATACCACCGCCAATACTAAAATTATTACGTCCAGTTCCGCCTCTACTGACTGATAATGTTCCAGCAGAAATATTAGTTGCATCGAGAGAACTAATTTCACTACCATTGCCTTTAAATTTGGGTGCATTTAATGTTCCAGCACCATTATTCCAATATAAACTACTACTTTGTTCTATTGTCGAAATACCACCATATATTATTTGTAGTGGTTTAATATTATCAATACCTATACCTCCTCTAATTACTGGTAAAATACCATCTGTAATATTACATGTATTAATCAAAGTAATATTACTACCAATAGCATCTATTTCGTCACACTTAATATTACCGATAATATCTAATGCATTTTCTGGTTCAGTTACACCAATACCTATTTTACCATAAAAAGAACTATCGCCATATACATATAATAAATTACTATTCGTTTCACCTTCTTCGAAATTAAGTTTTAATATATTGTTAAATTCATTATGTTCATTTCCTATAATATTAGATGTTTGTAAGATACCATTAATAAGTGCACCACCATTAATATCTAATAATTTAGTAGGATCATCTGTATTAATACCAATATTACCGTTTTCTTTAATAGTAAAATAATCAAAAAAAGTACCCCCATAGGAATTGCTTTTATTGTTTTGAATTCTATATTCTCCTGATTCAGTTGATATTTGCCATACCATTTTATTAGACTCTATTATATTAGGTATTATTATTTTTAAATAATTAATATTATGTTAATTCTTTTCCATAAAATTTCCCATTATTTTCATATATTTTATATTTTGTAATAGTTTCTTTTTTATAATTATCTAAATTGGTCTTATTTGTATTAAGGTCAGTTAATATATTTCTTTGCTTTGTTTTAGGGTCTATATTGCGATTATGATTATATTCTAATTTTTTTTGTTTATTAGCTTCATACCATTTTTTATAATTTAATCTTTTTCTTTCCGCAAGTGTCATAGCTTTAACATCAGGAATAGCTTTAACATCAGGAATAGCTTTAACATCAGGAATAGCTTTAACATCAGGAATAGCTTTAACA